GTACAACACATTTTTTCCCGGGTTTTCCAATTGAAGCGACCTGTCCGTGTTCGAGACAGCGGCATTTTCGGCGTCCTATGGCCGTTTCCGGGTTCTGACCGCAACAAGCTTGACAGAAGCCTCAGAATGCCTAATACTTTCTGTAGAGATTGAAAGGAATGTACGCGATGGGCAAACGAGGCCCTGCCCCAAAGCCGGTAGAGCAATGTGTGGGTTGGCGTGGCAACCCGAAGTACAGGGGTTCTAACGGCTATAAGACGCCGAAACCGAAGAAGGGTCGTCCTGCGATGCCGTTCGATCTGAGCGACGACGCGAAGGACGTGTGGCGGCGGACTCTGCCAATTCTCGAACGTCAGCGGACGTTGTCCAAGGATGATCTCGACTATCTGAAGCGATACTGCGCGACGTTTGCCATCTGGGATCGGTGTCGTGCGATTGTGGACGTAACTGGCGTGGGTGAGAAAACGAAAACCGGCTCCCGGGTAACGCCCGAAGCACACATGATGTCTAAACTCGGTGGCGATCTAGAGCGCCAGGGCGACAAGCTCGGCCTGAACCCATCTTCCCGCACTCGGATGCAGGTGCCACCGGAGGCGCCCTCCAAGGACGATGATGTGCTGAAGTTCTTGCCACAGGCGGCTGAGCGATGACGAATTCTCCTATCCGCCCCGTCGTAATCCGTTGCCCGCATTATGTTCGGTGCAGCAGTAAGCAGGGCACGGATGAAATTATCTGTCTGGCGTTCAACCCGGCTGTGAAGACGGAGGTACTGAAGGCTGATCTCTGTCCAGAGGCTCGGAGTAAGCGTCACGCTCAGGAGACTGCCGAGCGATTCGAGGATGCGAGCGTAGTTGTCGACACCCATTTCGAGGTAGAGGGAGACGAGATCGGATGACCCTCGACGCCATTATCCCCGGATTTACGGTGCTGGAGTTCATTCCAACTGGCCAAGACTGCGTCGTTACGGTGCCGCTAGAGGTGGAAGACCGAGTGTTCCTTATCGCCCACAGGGAGCGATTGGCGGCAGAGGGCGCGGAGGGAGACGATAACGATGTCCAAGGCTAAATCGACCCCAGGTTTTCACGAGACGACGCTTGAAGGCTTGAAGGCTGACTGGGTTGCTCTTGCCCAGCGGTGTACGCAGATGGAGACGCGGTTGCAGCAGGGGATTGACGAGAATGGCCGATGTCTGACGGTCGTTGTCGTCATGGCGATTGCAGCTCTCGGGCTCGGCATTGCCAACGCCGTGGTTTGCATTATGGAGGTGTGGTCGTAATGAAGATACACAAAACCACTGGGACGATGAGTGGCGGCAAGACCGTCGAGTTTAGATGGGATGCGAAGAAGAAGCGGTCGAAGATCGTCCGAGCCTTGAAGTGGCTGGCTCGGTTGCTGTTGCTGCGGTGGTTGAAAACGTAGGAGTTTCCGAATGCCCGAATTGAAGTTTGACGGCAAGGTTATCCCGGTAACGCATCTGCTGCCGGATGATGTGCTGGTGTTCAGGACTACCGAGCGTGCATCGGCAGAGCTGCGCATATACTGGATGAAAAGGCTGCGAGAGCAGTTTCCTTTGCCCCGCGAATTGAACATTCTGGAGCCCGGCGTAGATTTAGAGATCCACCGCTTTGGCAAACTCATTCCCGTAGGAGACCCATGATGCCTGAGTTGGTGGTGTTTGACGACGATCATGTGCTGGAGGGTTCAGATTCAAGCTCAGATGAGCTGAACCAGAGCTGGAATGAGGGTTGGGCGATACTGCCGCATCTTCCTATCGGCGGTCTCCGGGATGCTATGGAGTATGGGTTAATGACGGTCTTGGCGAGCGTCAATCCCGATCTCGCAGTCAGCCTAAAAGGCAAGCCTATCCCCGTAGGAGAATCCTGATGGCGATCACGCTCAAGAACGTAAAGCACATTGTGGCGCTCATGGGCACGCAGACGAGCACTGCTTCAGTCGATGCGAAGCCGCCGACGCAAGAGATCAACTTCGCGCCGCACAACATATTCAGCCACGGGACGGGAGCCAACGCAGCCGACAATCGGTGGGAGTATACGGCTGAGCTGGTATCTACGTCTGTGACGTTCGACCTTACCGGCGGGGTGACGGACAAGTTCGGCAACGGGCTCACGTTCACGAAGGGCAAGGTCGTGACGATCGCGAACATGAGCAAGACGGCTGGGGATAATCTGACGCTCACGGGTGACTTCTTCGATACGAATTTCACAAGTGCTTGCACGTTCAGCCATGTACTCGGTCCGCTCGGCATCTTCAGCGTGTCATCCCCGGGTGTGGGTCTGACGGTTACGGCGGGTTCGGCTGATGCGGTCAAGATTGATGCGGGTGTGAAGACGATCACGTACATGATTTCGGTTTTGGGGCTGGCGTAATGGCGGTGGTGAATCGCAAGCAATGGCGAGAGAAGGATGGCAGGCTCATCCACGATGCAGACTGCTACTTCTGGGGTAAAGAGATTTGCACCTGCGGCTTGATACATCACCTTAACCCAGAGTGCCCGGCTGATGAGTGGTTCTGGAAGGAATGGGGTGCGCACGAACGCCAACTGGAGCGCGTTCCAGAGCCGTTGCCCTTCATGGAACCTACTAAGATGGAGGCTATGGTAAGGGTAGACAAGATACTCGACGACGTGTTTGGCGATGCGGATGGCCCAAAGGATGCAATGTCTTGAGGGCCACGAATGGGTGAGTGGAAGGATGTGCCCGCGATGTGGGCGTGCAGGCTACCCGTTGGTATCTCCATGCGAGAGGTGTGAAAGGCTTATGGCTGCCCCGGAAGCTCAGGAGCACACGGGTTGCCATGTGTGCCGTCAGGGTATGGGCGGCCATCCGGTGAAGACCGTTGCGGAGTATTCGGCTACGAATGAAAGGGATGCGACGGGATGACGACGGAAACCGATGTCGATATGGGCAACACCACGTTTGATCTGTTGTTTGCGCCTGGGTGCTATATGTTTGCTCAGCAGCCCGGGCACGATGCGTATTGGCATGATTGGTGTGTCGAGTTTTCGAGCGATGACGGCGATTTGCCCGTAACGCTGTTTACGGCCGGCTTGGAGCGTGGCTGGGAGGTGGCTGAGTGACGATCGAAGGTGGTGAACCCGACCTGCTACGCACACTGATTACGACTGGGTCTGAATTGCAGTGAAAGGAATGCGAGAGGATGAAGGACGAGACGTTCACGTTGGAGCAAAGAGATACCCCGGATGCAGTATGGGCCGTTATATGTGCGGCATCCGATTGTGTCGGATACGCTTGCGACTGTGACAGAGCGGCGTGCGAGATTTTGCGTGACGGCCTGCGGGAAGCCGTAAAGGAGTGGGAGGAATGGCGCAAGACTTCACAGTCGGAATCCCCACCCCTCGAATCCGCCACGATCCTACGCCTTGAGCCGGGGGATGTGCTGGCGGTCTCGCATCCGCTGGTGCTATCCGACAAGGCTATCGAAAATCTACTGGGAAGCGTAAAGGCGCAGTTCCCAGACCATACGTGCATATTGCTAGAGGAGGGTGCGAAGTTGCAAGTAGTCCGCCCATCGAAGGCGGCGGAGGCTAGCTGATGGTCGGTGTAACGGCGGACACGAAGGAGTTCGAGCGGGGTATGATGCGCGTCGCATCGCATCTTAATCGATGGGCTCAGGCGATGCACAAGGCGAGCAGGGCGACGAAAGCATTTGGCGGACGCGTCAATCTGTTTGTGAATGGCCGACACGACAGGAAGCGTGTTGCCAGCAACTACCTCTGGCCGGGGAAGCGGAGGTTCCAGCCATGAGCGTAGACTGGGTGCTTGTGGCCTATCTTGTTGGCATAGTTGGCTGTGTAGGAGTGCTCGGGCGCAACTTGCGTTATTTATATCGTGTCTTTTGGCGGGGCGACGATAGGTGGTAGCTGACCGCAAGCCAACCCGAGCACAGCTTCGCAAGAAGTACAGGGTGTCCGAGAAGTGGGATGCACTGTTCAAGCTCATTCCCAACTACGATCCGTACGCGCAAGCGGGAGATTGCCATTTCGATGAGGGGTCTGCCGAGAATCCCGGCGACCACCCTGGCACGGCGGAGTACGTTTGCCACTTTTCTGCAACCTGTATCAAGCACGTTAAGAGCACGAACGCTGTACCCGCTGGCACGTTGTTCGTGTTGCGAGATTGGCAGAAAGCCTTCGTGGGTTGTCTCTTTGGTTGGAAACGACCGGATGGCAGGCGCCGATACCGAGAGTGCTTCCTGTTTATCCCGAAAAAGAATGGGAAGAGCGCTCTCGCGGCAATGCTCATCATATACATCCTAACCCAAGACGGTGAGGCTGCGGCCGAATTGTTTTCCGCCGCAGCCACCAAGGAGCAGTGCCGCAATATCTTCGATCACGTCAAGGGTATGATTAAGGCACAACCTAGGTTCTACGATAAAACGGGCGGCTTCTTGACTATCTATGGCGACCGCGGCGGCTCTACCACCAAGTCCGTCATGTATCCGGCGATGGGCAGTTCGTACATCTGCTTACCCTCCGATGCGCGTACTATTGACGGCCCGAGCGTTCATTGCGCCGTTATGGATGAGGTGCATCGCTACAACGATCCCGAGTTGCAGCAGGTGCTAAAGAAGTCGTCGCGAGCACGCCCGCAGCCAATACTGCTCTACGCCACTACGTCCGACTACGACCGACCGAGCATCTGCAACACCCTGCTCGACAAGGCGCATTCCGTGCAGAAGAACAAAGGGAACCCCGCGGAAGCGGGATTCTTCCCCGACTTTCTGCCGGTCGTATACGAGGCATCCATAAAGGATGACTTTCTCGATCCAGAAGTCCACGCGAGGGCGAACCCGAATCTCAACGTGACGATCGAGGCTGCGGATCTTCTCGCAGATGCCAAGGAAGCTGCCGAGATACCCTCAGAGTTGAACGCCTTCTTGCGGCTCAATTTGAACATCAAGACTGACGCCAAGGAGGTATGGATCACAAAGAAGATGTGGGACGCCTGCAAGGATGATATCGGCATTGAGTCGCTGCGCGGTCGGCCATGCTGGGCCGGGCTCGACTTGGCATCTACGAGCGATATGACGGCATTCGTTATGCTGTTCCCGCTGGATGACGAGCGGATCTTCTTATGGCCGCATTTTTGGGTCCCTGAGCCGCTACTGGAGCCGCGGTCGCACAAGAATTGGAATCTGTACTGCGAGTGGAAGCGAGCAGGGCTCTTGGATACGACCCCGACGATCGCAACTGATTACGCATACATCAGGAAGGCAATCAATAAATGGGGGCAGCAGTTCGGCATCCGCGACATCGGTGTCGACAAGCTCTGGCAGGGAGAGCAATTGGCGGGCGAGTTAGAGAATGAGGACGGCTTCAAGGTAACGCCGTTCGGCCAAGGTTATGTGTCGATGGCCATGCCGACCGAGAAGTTCGAGACTCGGGTCAAGGCTCACACGGTCATTCACGACGGCAACAAGTTGCTGGCTTGGCAAGCGAGCAATTGCATGGTAAAATTAGATTCAGCCGGGAACAAGAAGCTCGACAAGGAAGCGAGCTGCGGAAAAGGCGGCAAGACCGGCAAGAAGATTGACGGAATGGTCTGTGCCGTGATGGCCTTGGGGGTCTGGGGGCTGGCCGAAGGGGTGTCTGAGCCTGTAGTCGAGGTGATTTACTAAGTGCCCGAACGAGAGCCAAGGAAATTTGGCTGGTTAGACGCGGTGGAGTTACTTGCGCTGGTGCTCGTCGGGGTCGGCACCGGCCTGATGTGGGGCGTTGGCGCGGCGTTGGCGATTGTTGGCGGCATACCGCTACTCGTTGGCCTGCTGCCGAAAATGGTACGAAACGCCCGAGGTGGCGATAAGCGGAGAGCTGACTGATGCTAAGCCGCATACTTGAAGTTGATTCTGCATTGGACGAGAGGTACTGGCGTACGGGCGGTGTGTTCGCGCAACCGACACTGGCAGGTCCAAAGGTTGAAGCCGAAGAGTCGATGACGATTCCAGCCATATTTTGCGCCCTAAATCTACTGTCGGGCCTTATGGCCATGCTGCCGCTGCCGGTTATCCGCGTGACGGGACCGAAGTCCTCGGAGCCTAAGCCCGACCACCCGGTCCATGACCTGCTAAATGTCGAGGCGAACCCAGAGACGACCGCTTTCAAATTCCGGCAGACGCAAAACTACCAGACAATAGTCTGGGGCAACTGTTGCCCGGAAATCCAGCGTAACGGCACCGACCCGGTAGCGCTCTGGCTGAATCACCCCAACCAAGTGAAGCTGGAGCGGAGCACGATCACAAAGGAGCTGGTGTATACGATTGAGAGGCCAGACGGCGACGATACCAAACTCCCGGCGCGCAATGTCCTGCACACGTCCGGCATCGGACTGGACGGCATTGTCGGCTACAAGCTCATCGACCAGCTTGCCCGTGAGAACGTAGGGCTGGCGATCGCAATAAGCGAGTACGAGCAGTCGTTCTTCGGCAACGGCACAATTCTCGGGGCGATGATTTCGTGGCCAAATGCGGTCGGCAAGGAGACGCGAACGGAATTCCGGCAACAATTAGGCGAGGTTCACGGAGGTTCTCGCAAAGCCTTCAAGATGCTGATGACGGACCAAGGGGCAAAAGTCGAGAAGCTCGGAGTCGACAACGTAAGCGCCCAGACATTCGAGATGCAGACCTACTCCATTCAGGACGTGTCCCGCTGGACAGGCGTGCCGCCGCCGTTCCTAGCCGAGCTGAGCCATGCCACGTATACGAACATTCCAGAACTTGCCCGTTGGTTGGCGAAGTTCACACTTGCACCGCCGTGCAAGAACTACGAGCAAGAGTTCACCCGGAAGCTGTTTACCCCCGCAGAGCGCAGAAACGGCTACAAGGTCAAGTACAACCTCGAAGGGCTGCTTCGCGGAGATCCCAAGGAGCAGGCGGAAATCTTCGAGATTTACCTGCGCAACGGGGTCTACAGCATCAACGACGTGCTGTTCCTAAAGGATATGAACGGCATCGGCTCAATGGGCGACCGTCGCCACGTCGAGTTGAACCGGACGACGCTCGAAGATATGGCGGAGAACGGCGGCGGGCGGCGCATGGGTGACCGCAGGCGTTCTGAGCAAGCCGAGGAACTGTACAGCCCAGACGCAATGGTGGACGTGAGGCAGGCCATCGGCGAGGCCCACAAGCCCTTACTAGCTGACGCCTACGTGCGGATGGTCAAGATCCAGAGCCGGGCGGTGAAGCGGGCCGCAAAGTACCAAGATACGTTCGCTGGCTGGCTCGAAACCTATTACGCTGAGCACGCCCTTACCTTCCGCGACGCCATGATTCCGTGCGTAGACGCCCTTGCTGGTGCCATCCGTAGTACGCTGGCGAGCACGTCGCTCACAGCCGTCTGGGACCAGTTCGTCGGCACCGCGACCAAGGCATTCACCGAAGCCTCGATTGGTGACCTACAAGAAGGCGTTGGACGATATGGCGTGGGCTACCTGGAGAACATGCTACAGCCTAAATACTGGACTCAGGAGAGTCAGAACCCGGTGACGCGGTTCGTGGATGAATTGATTGAAGAGACAGTCGAGAAATTCGGCTGCATTGACTCACGAGGAGAAGCCTTATGCACCTTATCCCACTAGATACGTACTGGGCAATCGAGCCGTCGTACTTTGACAAGATGCGACGATTCCCGATGGCTGAGTTCGTTGCCAAGATGCCTATGGAACAGCGCGAGTTGGAAGATTACGCCTTGCCGATGCAGGTCAAGGGCAACGTAGCCGTCATTCGCATCGAGGGCGTGATTACCAAGAACCCGAGCATTTTCAGTTGCTTCTTCGGCGGGGCGTCAAGTGTTCTGATTCGGCGGGCGATTGAGCAGGCTGCCGCAGACCCGGATGTGAAGACGCTCGTTCTGCTTGTGGATTCGCCGGGTGGCAGTGTTGACGGGCTCGCTGAAGCTGCCGACGCTATTTGGGCGGCTCGGGAACAGAAACGCATCATCGCGCAGGTCAGCGGGATGGCTGCCAGTGCCGCCTACTTGCTCGCGTCGCAGGCTCATCGGATCGTGGCGGGCCGGATGGACATGGTCGGGTCAATCGGCACTGTGGCGGTGTTGTACGACTTCTCTGCGATGTTCGAGAAAGAGGGTATCGAGGCGGTGCCGATCACGACAGGCCCGTTCAAGGCTGCTGCGGCCATGGGCACCGAGATTACCGAGGAGCAGCGGGCGGACTTCCAGCGGATTGTGGACCAATACTTCGCCGATTTCAAGGCAATGGTAGGGCGTGGGCGTCGTATGTCTGCCAAGCGCGTCGATGAAGTCGCGGACGGTCGGATGTTCCTGTCCGACGAGGCCAAGCCGCTCGGGCTCATCGACGGGATCTCGGACGCAGATACTACCCTTCGGACGCTGGCGAAGGCTGAGAAGCGGGCGCGGCGAGGTCGGCAGGTGCGAGCTGATTTGGCGCTGGCGGAGGCGGAGATGAGAACGTGAGCTTGCGTGCAGGATCACTGTCGATGATACGGATGGTCGGATCTATCTCGCGTGCTGCCTGATAGGTAACAGGATTCGTTTTAGCGATAGCGCGGAGGATTTGGGCGTAGTACCGCAGAATGGCGAAAGGCGCATCCCATTTGGTCTGCGAGTGAATGTCTGCGGATTCCTTTGGTGAGAGCGAGCCTTCACGCATCGCAGTTTCGTGCTGTCGTGCCGCTCGTTCAATTGCAAGGCTGTAGAGCAATTCGGTGAGCGACGGCCACTTCTCTCGCTCGGCAAGGATTGTCAGTAATTCGTCGAGTGTGGGCGGTATCTCGATTGCCGTCATACTCAGTCCTCCGGCGCCGGGCCGTCGCGGTCCAGGGCGTCTCTCTCAGCCTGCAACTCGTGCGCAGGCACCTCTTCCACTTCGGGATTGCGCTGTCGGCCCTCGTCGAGCAGCGAGAGAAATGAACGTCCGGGTATAGTTAGAGCCCCGCTTTCTTCGTAGGCTCTCATCGCCAACCACTTCGCTAAGGCGTCCTCTCGGCTCTCGGCGTCCAGCCGTAAGAGCATGACGAACTTCTCGCGGATTCGGTAGATAGGCATAGCACTGAGCATTGTCGCTCTCCCGCAACCCCTGTCAAGGGTTAGGATTCTGTTCCGTTCCGACACACATTAAGGGGTTGACAGGGTTTCGGGGCTGTCGTACAGTAGAGGGAGTAGACAATCTAATTGCCGTTGTGGCCTGCCTACGGAGCCGTAGCTGACCAGCAGACCACAATGAGCAGAGTTGGCGACTGCACGCCGTTGCGGAGCACGAGTCACTCAGCAGTTTTTGACTGAACGAAACTGCCGGGCGGTTCGTGCCTTTTCTTTGCGCCCCAAACCAGAAAACCGAACTCCCGGCCCAATGTACGGAGTTCGCTGATGAACCCTGATGAATTGAGGCAGAAGAAGAAACACTACCTGGAAGACGCCAAGGCGATCCAGACAAAGGCAAAGGAGGAGGATGGGAGGGAGTACACCGAGGAAGAGACCACCAAGATTCAAGAGCTTCTAGCTCAGGCGGAGGCTCTCAACCCGGAAATCGAGAAGGCGGCAGCCACTGAGAAGCTAAATCTATCGGTGACGGAGGCTTACGACGCTGCCAATCGCCCCACGCCCCGCCGGACCGAGCCAATGGCCCCTGACGGCCCCCACGCGACCACGGACTTTGCCGCCGAGGTTAGCAACGACATCAAAGTCGGTCCTGAGCGGCTGTACCGCGATCCACACGGCGGATATGGCGAGGAGTGCGGATTCGGGGAGTTCGCCCTTGATATCCGCGCGGCTCGCAACCAGATGCCAGAACGTCTGGGGCACTGGTCTAACGCCGTGGCATCTGCTGCCGGTGACGGGATGAACACGTTCATCGGTCCGGATGGCGGTTATCTGATTCCCACCGCATTCGGAGGTCTCATCGACCGTATCGCCCTTGAAGCCGCAGTTGTAAGACCACGTGCGTTCAAGGTTCCGATGTCCATGCCGATTATGAAGTTCCCGTGCGTAGACGACACGAGCCACAGCGGCGGTACGGTCTTCGGCGGCGTCCAGGCTTACTGGAAGTCGGAAGAGGCGCAACTCACCTTCACTAAGCCGAAGATGGCGGAAATCACCTTATACCTCCACAAGCTGACCGCTGCGTCCTACGTGAGCGGCGAGATGCTCGATTGGTCGCCACTGGCGGTCGATTCCTGGCTGCCCACGAAGCTGGCGCAGGCGATTGCCTGGAAGGAAGATGACAAGTTCATCGGCGGATCGGGCGCCGGAGGTGAACCTACCGGGGTAATCAACTCGGCCTGCAAGATCGAGGTCACCGCGGAAGTTGGGCAGAAGGCTTCCACTGTCTTGTTCAAAAACATCATCAAGATGGATGCCCGGGTATGGGATATGGTTGGTAGTCTCATCTGGATTGCCAACCGCACTATCAAGCCGCAGTTGGCCCAGATGTACATTGTGGTCGGCACGGGCGGTATGCCGGTGTTCCTGCCTGCCAATAAAGCTGAGGGTCGTCCTCTTCAGACGTTGTACGGCTACCCCATCGTGTTCACGGAGCACGCCTCGGCGCTCGGAACTGCGGGCGACATTGTGCTAGCCAATCTCGGGGAATACTATGTCGGTGACGCATCGGGCAAGACGCGGACCGATCGCAGTATCCATCTGAAGTTCGATTACGACCAGGTTGCCTATCGGGTGATTACCTACAGCGGTGGCACGAGTGCATGGCGTTCAGCCTTCACACCCCAGAACGGTGACACGTTGAGCCCGGTGGTGACTCTGGCGAGCAGGTAAAAGCGATATGGCACGGTTCATAGTCACAGGAACGCCTCGGACAGCCACGGGCTACGCGACATTGTTCTTCCGCGAGTTGAACTTGCCTTGTACCCACGAGCGGATATTCCGCCCTCGGGGAACATTGGCCGAGATACTCGACTGGTACAAGCACGGCGATTCAGGGGAATCTTCGTGGCTGGCTTGGGTGTTTCTGGGGCTACTGCCGGGTCCGGTTCCGGTTCTACATACGACGCGGAACCCGTGGGCGGTGATTGACTCGCTTGCCTATCGCAATGATTTGATTCCGAAGGAAGCCCGAGTGGATCGGGGTAAGCAGCAACTTCGCAATGCCATTGAGTTGTACTGCCCCGATGTGATGCGATACGACGACCCCATCGATCGTGCCGCGGCCTTCGTTCTGGCGTGGAATAAACACATCGTCAGTACCGTGGCGCACTACGAATGCCCCTATCTGCGGTATCGCGCCGAGGATATGGGCGGTGAGCAGGTTAAGGCGATGCTCGAATTTATTGACGAGTATCGCGACAGCTATGAGATCGACAACGCTCTCGCGAATGTGCCGCGGAACGTCAATGCGGGCAAGCGCCTAGAACACGGCGTCGAGATAACCAATCCGGCGATTCTCGACGTGCTCGCAAAGGTTGCGCCGAGCGCACCACCTATTATCGACTGCGCGATGCAAGTGGATGTTCCACGCACGCCAGACGAACTCGAAGAGAACATGAACCCCAGACTACGCGAAGCTCTTGGTGAGCTTGCCAAGGATCACGGCTATGCGCGCACAGTTATTGGGGCAGTTGAAGAAGAAGGAGTAAAAACTGATGCCAGCTACGAAATCTCGCTTGTGCGATAACGTAAGCATTGAGTATGTGTATTCAGTGTCGGGAACGTACGACGGCACTGCGGCAATGGTCGACATGCGTGGCTATGATGGTTGCATGGTTCTCGTTCTGGGGACTGTGTCTGCACTGTCTGCAACGGATCATCTGACAGGCTTTAAGATCGTATCCAATACGACCGCGGCTGGGGCTGGTACGGATCACGACATAGCCGAAGCAGTGACGACGGATGGTGGCTCAACCAAGACGCTTACGAGTGCCGACATCGGTGCTGGTGCGTTTACGACCAAGGGTAGCCGAATGCTATGCTTGGATGTGCGGAACGACCAGATGTACGCAGGCGACCGGTATATCGGCGCCGTGACTGCCGAAACGGGCACACTGGAAATCGTCGTCATCTACATCAAATACCACGGCACGTTCTCGTTCAAGGATATGTTCCAGGCCACGCGGACTGCCTTCCAGTACGACGGTCCTCTATAAGCAAGGAGTCTGACAATGACTGTTGCAGTTGATTTTGACACGAAACAGTTCGTGCGCCAGCAAGAAGGTGGGATGTTCGCCATCAGGGACGCGGCCGAAAACCCAGGTCGCGTGTTCTGGGTCGGCTCAAATGTGACCGGAGCTACTGACGCGGCAACCCACGGCCAGAACCCAGGCGCCCCGTTCGCTACGTTGGTATACGCGGAGACGCAATGTCTGACGCAGCGGGGCGACACTATCTACGTGATGCCCAACCACACTGAGACGCTAACTAGCGCGTCGGGCGTAGCAGTGATGACGTTGGATGTTGCGAACTTGCGTATCATTGGGCTGGGCAGAAGTACGCGCCCGGCCTTCCTGATCGACGGGCACGCCAACAACTACGTCAACATCACGGGTGCGGATACTACGCTTGAGAATCTGACGTTCGAGGCGGGCCATGCGGATGTCGCCAAGGGCCTACTTGTGGCGGCGGCAGGCGTGACGATTCGTGGTTGCCACTTCCTTGAGAACGTGGCTACCGAGAACTTCCTGTTCTCGATTATGACATCGGCTGCGGCTGACGAGATGCTTGTGGAAGGATGCACGTTCATCAGCATCGATGCGGCGGCTGATGCCGGTATCCACATTGTGGGTGCTGCCAACGGCGTAGTGATTCGCGGCAACTACTTCAATGCGCCGTATGTGACATCCGCCATCGAGGCTATTACGAACGCCTGCCTCGACATTGAGATTTCCAACAACCTTATTCTGAGCACGACCGCAGGCGACGATCTTGCCGGTGCTGTCGATCTTGTCGCCTCGTCGACTGGTATAATTGCCAACAACCGCGTTTACCACGACGACGCTACCGACATTGTAACCTGCATCGATAATGCGGGTTGTGCCGTAATTGGGAATCTCTGTACCAATGATGTCGAAGAAGAGGGCGGTTATTGGGCGGCTCAGGCCACGTAAGAAAGGCGGTGACGTATGGCCTTGCAGGTGAAGACTAGCCACGACGTCATATCGTTGATGGATTCGGCGGCAAAGACGCTTACGGGCGCAAGCGACGCCGTGCGCCTGCCCGGTATGGTTAACGCATTCGCCTTCACGCTCAATTTGACGAATGCTGCCACCGACAATGCGGACACGCTCGACGTCAAAGTGCAGACCAAAATAGACGGCACGAACTGGGTAGATGTCGCTGCGTTCACGCAGATACTCGGCGACGGGGCCAATGCGCAGCGGTACACCATGAAGATTGTGGCGGGTGCCGCGCAGGCCATCCTTACGACCACGGCAACTCTAGCTGCGGACGCCGTGCAGCATATCTTGGGTGATGAGTGGCGGGTCCGTTGGCTGATTACTGACGTTGATGTTGATGCGACGTTTACGTTTGGCGTGACGGCGATGCCGATGTGATGCGATACGGACTGACACAATCTTCGGGACCTGCCGAAGAGCCAATAACGCTCGCCGAAGCCAAGCTGCACATGCGGGTGCAGACGGATTACACCGCCGAAGACGACCTGATTGAGATGTACATCGCTGCGGCCCGCGTCGTGTGCGAGAACATAACGCATCGCCAGTTCGTGACGGCGACGTGGGCGATGACCATGGATGCGTTTCCAGAGGTTATCTATCTGCCGCGGCCATCGGGTATTAGCGTAACGTCACTCGCCTATGTCGATACGGATGGCAGTGCCCAGACGTTGACTGATGGCACCGAGTTCAGCACGGACTTTACAACGCTCGTGTCGACGATCGTGCCTTTCTACGACACAACATGGCCGTCGACTCGCGTCCAGAAGAAAGCTGTGACTGTGACCTATACGGCTGGTTACGGTGCTGCCGCTGCGGTACCCAAGCACGTTAAGGCTGCCATCCAGATGGTAACTGCGGATCAGTATGAGCACCGGCTGTGGGCGCATGAGTTACGAGTGAGTGAGAATAGGACGGTCATGGCCCTGCTCGCACCGGAGATCGTTTTGGAGGTTGCGTAATGGTGAACTCGCGTATGAGCCTGCCGCTCAAGAAGCTCCTGCCCGAGACAGTGGTGACGGTGCACGTGACGGGTGTGCGATGGTGGCGTGCGTGGTTGCAGCTCGGACTGATGTTTGTGGCAATTGGTACATGGATCGCGGGCTTCCAGTTGCGCGTGGACTTCGACGGAGACAAGTAATCGAGCCCGGACGCCTGAACACCCTGATGACGGTCCAGAAGCAGTTGGTGCTGACCAATGTCCACGGGCAGCAGGAAGAGCAGTTTGTGGATGCGGGGACGATATGGGGCTCGGTGAAATGGCTGAAGGGCGTAGAGTTGACGGAGGCCAAGAAGGCGGGTGCGCAAAAGCCTTGCGAGATTCGGACTCGCTACCGTACAGACTTGACAGAGGACGATCGGCTGGCGTTCCGTGGCGAGACTGTGAACATAACGGCGATTGACAATATGTATGAGCGAGATCGCGAACTCGTGATTACCGGGGAGGCTAGGACGTAATGGCTAACGACGCCATCAACATCACACTCATCGGTGACAAATCCCTGCGATATATGTTCGCGCGGCTGCCGGATGTGATGCAGAATAAGGTTGCGCGGAAGGCGATCCGGAAGGCGGCCCACAGAATTAGGAAGCCTGTATCGGTTGCGGCGCCCAAGAAGACTGGGAAGCTGGCGGCACTCATCGCTAAGGCGCCGGTGCGGTCGCGGGCGAGGACTCGTCGATTCATCCGCATGGGTTTCGTTATGCCATCACGGGCGCTATTGGGCATTGCACCAGATGCAAAAGGCTACTACCCAACGGCACAGGAGTACGGCTTTGCCATCGTGCGCAACGACAAGATCGTTGGGCTGGTGAAGCCGAAGCGGTACATCCGTAGCACGGTCGACCGTGTGACGCCCATACACATGAAACTGGTGGCCATCGATTTGCGGAAGATTATCCCAGAGGCCCGGAAGTTGGCTGCGAGGAAGGTGGCATGAGTATAACGGAGGCTATTCGCGATCACCTGCTGGACAATACCGCCGTTACAGACATCGTCGGCAAGGCGGTGCGCGAAAGCTGGGCACACCATGACCAAGTGCCGTTCGTTACAATCGACGGACCGTACACGACACCGGAGAATCACCAGAAGGGTGCGTCTGCCAGAGTGTCCTCCAAACTTCAGATTGACTGCTGGGAGAGATCGCGGGGCCATGCGGCGGTACTATCGACGGCGGTACGCGAGGCGCTGCTTCGTATCTCTGAGGGCACTATGGGCGGCGACGATATGATTGTACGGTCAGTGACGTTGATTGACGGACCGCACGCGGAGGATCAGGAGCCCACCGACCAGAGCAAGGGCGGGATATTCCGCGACAGGATGGAATTCTTGGTGTGGCACGAGCAGAGCGTGCCAGGGGTTTCGTAGGAGACGATTGCGTACTGAGTAAACGATAACGGCAACCTGGCGTTCCGGGCGGGAGTAGCTACCTCCCGAAACGCCTTACGAATCCAGAACGCCAGTAAGGGGCGCGACGGTGCAAACGCACTGCCGCGCCCTTTTTTGTTGCCCTGGACTGATAGCAAGGAGCTGAACTATGGCACTACCGGAACCTTCATTGGACTATTCGCTAACGTCGACTGGCGCCAACTCGGCGATAGTCACGAACTGGGAGATCGTCGACCTTACGCCGCCCGGTTCTAATGTGGACGACGTCAATACGTCGCACCAGCAAACAGAGACCGCCCATACTCATAAGGCGGCGCCGCTCAAAGAGAACGACGACTTGGTGCTGGAGTGTCACGATGACCCTACCAATATACCAGTAGTCGGCGCGGCCAACGAGGAGTGGGTGCTCGTTTGTCCTGATAATTCCACGGAGACGTTCCAGGGATACGTCATGGCCCACAAGCCCGCATCGCACACGCTCAACGGCAAAACGATGATGACCATCACGATCAAGGTGTCGGGCACGATAGCGATTGGATAAGGAGATGATTATGCCCAAGAAGCAGGATGAACCCATTGTTGCGGTGCCCGTTGCTATCGCCAAAGGCGAGATGGGGCCAACCGCGCAGTGGATAGGCTGCGTCAACAGTGATGTTGTCGAGCGAGATGGTAGCCGCTACGCGCCAGGCACTCTGCGATTTGGCGGCTTCTTTGGCGCCCTCTGTATGAAAGACAGGTTATACCACGGCGAATACCGTCTTTCGTTAGTGCCAGCACAAGAGCAGGCCGCAGAGCCGTGCGACCTACTGGATGTCCAGTCTTTACCAGGGATGACTCGCATGAGTGTAGCCGAGTTGCCCATAGTGGTAGAGGCGTTACTCCACGACGAAGAAGGAGAGTAACCTATGTCTTTTACAGCGAAATACTCGGCAGGGGCGGTTATTGCGGGCGAATCGTTCGGTGACGTGGGCGTCTCGTATACCAACGACGGCCTAGAATCCCGCGATATCGCCCTCACCGCCAGCCAAGTCGACCAAGAGGTTGACCTAACGATGACGGTTACGGACATCACGTTCATTTACATGGTCTGCACTAACAATGGCACTGTGGAAGTCAACGACGGTGCGGGTATAGGCGGTACTATTACCCTCAAGTCGGGGATACCGTGGCTTTGGTATACCGATAAGGCTGATGAGGCAATCGGCGATGTTATTACTGCCAACATCACGTCCTTGCATCTTACAAACAGCGAGGCGACATCGGCGACCCTGAAAATCCGTATTCTTTTTGATTCGAGTCCAGCTTAACGAGAGGTGACTTGTGAGTGATTGTTGTCCATTTGAGCAGATTAAGGAACGGTGCAAGGGCGCGCAACGACGGCTAGACAAGGTGCTTACACCCGACTGGGGGCCGCCCGGGCATGTGTGGGTCCGCGGGCTCAAGATGGGGGAGAACGACCTCATCACTAAGCTCAAGATCAAAGGCGATCTGCCAGAAGCCGAGCAAGCCAGGGTTAATATGGCTGCGTGGTGCGTGGTTTGCGTGTGCGATGAGAAGGGCGAGCGCATATTCCCTGACGACGCCGTGGAAGTGCTGAGGGACCCAGAGGGGCCACTGCCGCCTGTCTATGCGTGCTCTAGCGCGGCTATGGACCTCAATGGGCTCACGAGGGACCTAGCAAAAAACTCAAAGACGACCAGGAGCGACAATTCCAAATAGAACTCGCTTACGCTTTTCAGGAGTCCGACGTGGACGCGTTCATCGCGCGATTGCCAATGCGAACCTACTACGAGCATCACGCGTTCTGGCGATTGAACGGCCCGATGGGGATTCGGCGCCTGGACTGGCTGTTTGCCAGCCTTATCTCCTGGTACATGGCGGGGAAGGGGGATAGACCGCAGCCTCTTAAAGACTACATGATACCTTTCGGGGAAGACCCACAAGAAGCGGCAGCGCAGCACAAACGGACCAAACTCGCCCGGCTCAAGGCGTGGGCGTTTCAGCGTAGTCCCGAGGCTGTGGCGGCGCGCAGGCAAAGCCACAAGGATGCCGCTGCCAAACGAAAGCGAGGTAAGTCATAGCCGCTGACTCTGCTATTGGGACTATGGGGGTCAGCGTCACCGCCCGGACTGCGGGGTTCGAGGCGGGTATGAAGCGCGCAGGCAGGTCGCTCGACAGATTCAGCGCTAAGAGTAAGCGTTCGTACACAACTCTGGGGCTGATGGCCGACCGGTTGAAGCTGATTGCGGGGACAGGGATTGTCTTCGGTGCTGCCTACGGATTCGCTCGACTCGTTGCCAACGTCGAGCGTTTTAATCAGGCCATGCAGGAATCCATGGCCATCATGCACGGGCTCACCGATCAAATGCGTACGGACATGCGGCGGGCGGCGTTAGATTTAGCGAAGACGGTGCGGTATAGCGGCGAAGAAATGGCTCGGGCATTCTACTACCTGACATCGGCGGGGTTAGATACGGCACAGTCGCTCGCGGCCCTACCGGCTGTCGCCCGATTTGCTCAGGCTGGCATGTTCGACCTTGCAAGAGCGACGGAAATGCTCACCGACGCGCAGTCGGCTCTGGGCATGAAGATGAAGGACGCGGGCAAGAACTACTTTAATATGATTAAGGTGTCCGACGCGCTGGTGCGCGTCACCCAATTGGCGGATGCGACTACCGAACAGTTCGCGCAGGCGTTAGCGAATCGCGCGGCTGCTGCTATGCGGATGTATAAGATCCCGATGGAGGAAGGCATCGCGGCGCTTGCGGTGTTCGCCAATCAGGGGATCAAGGCTGAGCTGGCGGGGCGAGCATTCGACATTGTTCTGCGGGATTTGGCTGTCAAAGCGACGGAGAATGCGCAGGCGTTCGAGGAAGCGGGCATCGCAGTCTTTAACCTGGAAGGGAACTTCCGGGCCATACCCGACATTATCGCGGACCTAGAACGGGCGTACGCAGGGCTGTCGGTAACGCAGATCAAGCAGATGCAGATAATGCTGGGTTTCCCGCAAAGGTCTATCCAGTTCCAGAACACGCTTCTCGGCATGTCTGGTTTAATGCAAGAGTACACCGATGCGCTGATAGTGGCAGGCGGGGCGACTCAGGATGTCGCGGATAACCAGCTTACGGACTTCACAAAGGCGTGGGAGCGGCTCAAAGGCGTGGTTATGGATACCGCCGAGACGATGCAGCAGACCATCGACGATACGGCTACATCCATTCAATACCTGCTCGATCTACTGGAGGGGTTCCCCGACAAGGCGGAGCAGGCGCGGCGCAAAGCGACTGGAGATAAGGGGTGGTTCGACACGGCGCGAGGCACGCTGCTCGGTAGCGCGGCTATCATGGGGCCTGAGGCGCTGGGGGGGTTGAGTGAGGTAGCGGCATACGTAGTTGCGCTTACCGACCTCAATGCGCTCAGCGCGTCACTCCGCAGGGATGATGGAGGCGGCGTCAGCCCACAGGATGCCCTTCTTGCACGGCCCTTCATAATACTGCGGGATGAATTGTATGGTGTTTCCGACGCGTGGCAGGAGTTTGCGGATGAGATGACGGGCTTCGACACGTCTGCCCACCGTATGTCGAGCACTCTCTATGGAATGAATGACGCCATACAGCAACAGCCGCGCGCCATTGGGGAGGCGTCGAAATCCATAGCGATATGGGAACAGAAAGTTGCCAAGCTCAAAGAGACGTTCACCACTGGCGGCGGCAGGTTGCCGGACTTGCAGCGAGCTGCCATGGAGACGTACGAGCAGTTCTATGGCGTGCCTATAAAGGAATGGTTTCGGGAACGCGCTCGCATCGAAGACGTGTTCGCTGGCGGCGGTGGGTTACAAAGCTTCCAGAAAGCTGGCCAGCGGGCGTGGGATCGCTTCGGCGAAAGGACTCGACAGCGTCAGTTGAACAAGGCGCAGAGCGCAGACTTTGCCGCGCTACCCAGGCCGACGCCGGAAGAAATTGCGGCCAGCCTCGCAGACGAAGAAGCCGCTATGAAGGCTGCCGAAAGACGACTGAAGGCAATGGCCGTCGCGGCACAGAACTGGGCTACCGAAATACGCACTCCGTTCGAGGTTCTCATAGACGCACTCAAGAGACTCAAGACTGTCGCCAGTGAGATCGACCTGAGCGACTTCGGCAACGTGAAGAACCTGCAGCGCCTGCGCGATATGAGACGTGCGGAGTTTGGGAAAGCCATCGGTATCGAAGAGGCCCCGCGAGACATATTCAACCGGCAATTAAAGCAACTGCGGGATGCGACGCGCGGCGGCATGTTCTCGGCCGATGAAGAATACAAGATGCGCCAGCAACTCACCGAGCGATTTATCGAGCAGATGGGCGGAACCAGACTGGAGGGGCTCGCCGAAGGTTGGTTTAAGCGAACGCGGCAGCCCGACGAAATCTTCGTAGCAAAACTTGAAGAAATCGAACTACTACGCACCGCTGGTGCGTTTACTGAGTTCGCTGGATCTCTGGCGGCTGGAACAGAGTTGTATCAACGTGCAATCGGCAAGGCCACTGAGGAGTTTGCACCGAAAGCGGGCATACCCACTCGCGGCCTAATTTCCGGCACTCAAGTGGGCGGCATGGCTGGTGCCCGCGTCCTCAGTGCGGCGTCAACCGCGCAGGCAAAAGAACTCACGGAGATGAAGAAGCAGACAAAGTTGCTGGAGCAACTCCTTCGCGAACAGCGAGCTGGGGGGATGCGGGTATGAGTGCGAACGAGCAATACGAGGATTACCGCCTCGGCACTGGGCAATTCTTCGATCGCGTCTTCATTGTCGAGGCGCCCACAAGGGACGGCGTTGCCTGTGATCCGATATTCGATGACGAGCTGCTTACTAAGGCTGCACCTGGCACGGGCGTGTGGGACAGGCCCTTTGCGATCGCAGGGCTACCTCGCGTTTCATGGTCGGACGGTACTACCCATACTGTCGTAGTTCCCTACAGCGCTCCCAACCTCCTTACTCCCGGCTTCGGCGGCGAGTGGCAACTGAGCATATCGGCAAGCCCCGATTCGGAGCGGATGGATGTTACGCGACCTACAGCGAGAGAAATTGAGGAAGGGATAGATCCGGTCATTGTCGGGCCGTATCTGTACCAGGTGGGTGTGCCGGTGGCGTCGTCCCCGAGTGGCTTACCTTGGCAGGAATACACGGCTGGCGACCTTGACTTGATGCTTGATCCGGCGACGAAAGCCAAGCGTAAAGCTTACGGCATGGATGTGCTCACCTCGAACTGTCAATACACGTACCGTCGCCAGTTCATCGACAATCGCCCGACTCGAATCGTGGAGCTGGACGCTCGCCATGTGTGCGTCAACGAGGACGAGGTGAGCTTGCCGAAGACGGGTCTTCTATTCCGCCCACGGCAACTGATACTCTGGGCTTGGACTGTTGATGAAGCTACCGGCACGGAGCCCAATAACCCCGTCGTCCACAACGTCAGCGTAACATTCGCGTCGAAGTACGTGGGTTGGCAGTTTGACTATTATCACACCTTCACCGACCCGAACGCTATCAGCGTCGGAGCTGCGATTGTTAAGATTCGCGGCAACCAAACTCCGATGCCGGGGGGAACAGACCCCGCGCCAGAGGGCACGGCTGTAGGCGAGCGATTCCGTCGTCAATTCGAGATATACTTCAACGGCTGGCTGGAGGGCTTGCAATAATGGCTGGCGGCTTTCCAACCTTTGCGCCGGGGATGAAAGAACGCGACCAGTCCGCCAGTAAGATGAACCGTTTATCTAAGGCTGGCGAGAAGGCGGACAACTTCAAGGTGGGCTCAGGTGCGAACCTGCGCCGCGGCGCTGCGGGCAATATAGTCTCAGTAGAGCCAACGCCTACTTCCCACATTCTATCCACTACCCGATTCGTAGCGGTAGTCGTTGCTCCCACGAAGGTTGATACGACCGTAATGGTCCGGGATGTGGTCTACGCAATAGAGAACCCTGACCCGATAGACATTGACCCCGTGGAGGACGACGATGTCGTGGATCTCGTCAAGGGCGACTACACGTACCGCTGGGGCTCGTCGAGTCGCATAACGGCGACTCCTGGCTGCGGGTACGTGCCGATGGACTTCGCCGGGGGTGTGTTCAAGGATTTGAGTCCCGAGGGCGGCACGATCCTACCTACCGCCGATACGCCCATCTACTGGCTACAGTTGCGAGGGCAGGGACCGCCGTTGTTGTGGCCGATGAACGCGAAGCTGACGCGGCAGTTCAAGATCATCGAGCACGGGATTCACGACAATTATTTGAGGACACACGCTTGGGCGGGGTCTGACGACACCGAAGGCGAAGCGATTGTCAGTGTTGCACGTCCCTGGCTGCTTCGCATCAACCCAGAGGAGTATTCGCGCAACGGCATCACGTACACGCACATACCGGGACTGCCTCAAGAGCGGTGGGCGCGGCTCAAGGAGGACGACGTCGTCGTAGCAGAGGAGAGGCAGGTTATTGTGCCGCGATATCGCGTAGGTGACATCATCTACGCCACGACGGGCATTGCGGGCGGTTTAGACGGCGCCTGGGGGCCGAATTTACCCTTTGCTTGGTTGGACGATAACCGAGATAGCCGCGCGTGGGCGGAGAAGAATGCGGCGCATGTATGAGTACGGATTTCGATACTTTCTGCGAGTCCAAATTTGGTGGAGTGTTCGTTGAGTCTATGTTAGGCGTGCGTGGATGTTTGGTTGAGGACGACTGCATTGCGCCATTAGACGTGGAGGGTATGTGCGCCTGGGAAGTTACAAAGCCCTTATGTGATCCATGTGGTGATGGATGGTCGGAGTTTACTTGCGTAGGCTGCGCGACCACAACTGCCGGGATATGTCGCCAATGGCAGCGAACAGAGGAGGAGGCGGGTACACCGTTTGTTCACTATGAGTGGTTCCCCTATTGGCGATGTAACGTCGCGGGATGGAGTTTCCAGATCGGCGATGGAAGCTGCGGCGAGTATTATGTGGATAGATTCTGGGATAGCGCATTATTGGAACAGGGCTGGTGTCGCATCACTAATGCGCTTGTGGCACGTACTACGCGAGCGATGTGTGATGATCTTGGCGGTGAATACCACGACCCTTATCCGTCCCGGCCCGATTGGGAGCCCGCGTTGCCGTGTTGCGTCTACACACCTGAAGGCACGCGATGCTTCGAGTGGTCTGCTGACGAGTGTGCGACCCAAGGCGGGGTAGAGCATGGAGCGATCGGTGCAACATGCGACGGCGTTTCGTGTGCCTCTCCGAATTTCTGGGGTGCCTGTTGCCACGGCGATGGTACGTGCGAAGATCGCATATACCCGGACGATTGCCACGCCCAGCCCGGAGCCGTATGGCACCCATGTCAGACCTGCGATGTAATAGCCTGCGAGGAAGGCGCCTGCTGTTTGTTGAATGGTATCTGCGAAGATGGGCTTACATCGCCCGGTTGTTATGCGGTTGGTGGATTATTCCAAGGGCCAGGCACAACGTGTGCAGATCATAGTATAGAATGCCACGATCGGCGCACAACTCCTTGCTGTATACCAGACCATGTGTGCATTGATGTGCCAGCCAGGAATCAGCTAACGAGCGTACAGTTCTGCCGGGCATTAGATGGCATACCAATGGGTGCTCCAACCTGTGCTGATGTGTCAAGCTGCCCAGAACGATGGGGTGCGTGCTGCAAGGACTTCGGGGAGTTCGACGCACAATGCCACATGGTTCACGGCGATGCTGTGCAGATGGACTGCACAGACTTCGGCGGCACGTACATGGGCCACGGTACGCGATGCTCGGAACTCAACTGCGCCGAAGGAGTAGGCGCCTGCTGTAAGCCGAGCGGCATCTGCCTTGGACCGCCCAATTGGCCCAGCATGACACGACCAGCCTGTGAATATATAGATCCAGACAACGTGTTCATCGGATATGGCAAAACGTGTACTGAAGTGACCTGTGTAGGCTCGTTGGGTGCATGTTGCAGCATTCGGGGGCACGGACTCTGCAACGTGGTTCCAGAACAGTCCTGCGATTCTAACTACGGCATATGGCAAGGCGTGGGTACGACATGCGAGTCTGTGCTGTGCCCTGAGACGATAGGCGCGTGCTGCGCTCTCACCGGACGCTGCTATCTGACGTGGAGGGGGCAATGTGACTTCTACCAGGGTATCGGTGCGTTCCAAGGAGTGGGTACAACTTGTGGCGACGTGGACTGTGGCCCGGACAGTTCATGCTGCCTGCCGGATGGAAGTTGCGTCACGACAGGTTTAATGGATTGCAGGGAGCGTGGCGGCGCCTGGAATAAGCAACCTCCTGGTTGGCCTCCGTGGGGTTGTGGAGATACCTCGTGCAATAGCGGCGTCGGTGCCTGCTGCAAAAGCGAAAGGTGCTGGGACGACACGCCTTACGACCAGTGCATTGAGGATGGCGGCAAATTCTTCGGCGATGGCAGCGTATGCGGTCAGGGTGCGAGACAAGATTGCACACCCGGGGCCTGCTGTCTGCCGAATGGGACGTGTGAGTATTGGACGCAGGCATGGTGTGAAAACCGTGGAGGCGAATGGCGTGGAGATTATGGGGATTACTTCCCCAAGTGTCGGGATGAGCACCAGCACCCCTATGATATTGATTGCTCGGAGCCAGCATGAATAACACAACACAATTACGGGGCCACGGTCTATTCATATTCTTCTATTCGGCTCTGCGGGCTACTCACACGAAGGGAGTGTGGGCGGGCTTACAAAGCCTGTGGATGGGTGTGATTCGTTACGCGGCTGAGAAGGCTACTACGGTGTTGGTCTATTCGTGGAAAGCTCGCCAGTTCATGCACTGGCGAGTGAGCCGGAAGATCAGCGAGGAAGCCTATCGCATACGCAACGCCAAATGTGATGCGTGCCCAGTTCTGATTGTGGCCGATGACGGGCGTTACCCACACCAGGCGTCCCATTACTGCGGTTCATGTGGTTGTAGCCAGAACCGGTGGTCTGAGCTAAGGGAAAGCAAGAACCGGCGCAAGAACCATATCTGTCCACGACTACAGTTCCCCGAGCAGGCGGAACAACTGAAGCAATCGGAGCAGGCTAAGGACGCCATGGAGGCGGCACGGGCTTCTAAGAAGTCCGGTGGTTGCGGCGGTTGCGGTGGCAAGGCGGGTGCCGGTCCCAACGGGCGTGGCCATGCTCTGCTTGAGGATTGGCACAGAAACAGCGGGTTACTGACAGCGAGTACGCGCGGCATCCCGTGATAACGAGAGGATAGGCTATGGCTGACAATTTTTTCCTGGGCGGCACGGGCGTTTTCGAGACCGATGGCAACTGGTCACTAGCTGCCGAACCGGCTGTTGGCGACAACGCTATTTGGGACGGGCGGACTAATGTCGACTGCACCGACGACAACCACACCTCGACCGCGGAGTTAATGGGCGACTTCATAGTCGAGCCTCAGTATACGGGCTCGATCGGTACTGCCGGTGCGCCGTTGCGGCTTTCTGCGGCGACCTTCCAGATGCGTGGTCCGGGGCATCTATACTTCGAGAACGGCAGCACCTCCGATACTGCGCGGGTCATCGTCAACAACCAATCCTGCCATGCGTACCTCGGAGCGAATACAGCCAAGATCGGCATCATCGAAGCTCTGGCGGGCGATGTGACCCTTACGGCGACGCTGACCGGAACGGACGAACTTTGGGTTGGTGATGCAAATGTCACAATTGTGGGCGCCAATACGCTTGCCGCAGTCCACATGCTCGGCAAGGGCAACGTGACCTGCCTGCCCGCTGTCACGAACCTCTATCATTTCGGCACGGGTACGTTCACACAGCTTCCGCTGGGCGGGCTGGTTTCCAATATGAAGATCGGGCCTGGCGCCAAGGTGGTCTACGCTGCCGCTGGCTCGCCCATTGTGCTCGCGATGATCTACGACAGCGGTTCGCTCGACGCTAGCAACGTGCGGGCGATCTTGACGATCACGACGCTTTGGAAGGGCCGCAACGCCAGATTCAAGCAGGCGAGCACCACGCTCGTTACCGCGGAGTATCCACTATGACTGGACATTATCGGGCTTATACTTCGCGTACGGAATCGGGTATAATCCCGCGGTCGTGCGCGACGAGTTGCCTTTTCAGGTGTGGTCGTCACGCCGAAACCCGCCTCGCACGCACAACTCTCAAACAGGAGAACGGTTGTGAACGCGAAGGTGCAAATCTGGGGTTGGTTCCTCTCGGTATTGATTCTGGCGGTTCCGGCATTCGGGCAGGCACGCGGCTTCGTCTGGGAGGACGGGGAACTCAAAGAAGTTGGCCAATTCGCTCGGCAAGCCAAGTCGTACGAGGGAGAGGAGGACTCTCCCGTGGCATATAACATCTGGCTCGGCGCGGACGGCAATTGGAACAACGTGGCGAACTGGTCGCTCGGGGCTGTCCCGGTGGATACGAATGATGTCATTTTTAATCGCACTTCATCTACCTCAGTCACAAGCAACCAAGACGCTCCGGACGGCGTCGACCTGAACTCTTTGACCGTGCATCCGTTGTATACGGGTGACATTGGCACATCGGCGGCCCCATTGATAATTGACACCGCATCCGACCCTACAGGCGCAGTGGGCAACATCGTTAAGCAGGGGCCAGGTGCATTCTTCATTAAGGCGGGGCCTCTTGGCGAGGGCAATATCGAATTCCTCTACATCGACACCGATGAACAAGCGGCAGAGATTGAAGTCGATGGCGTCATTAACAATTTGATAGTGATTAAGGGCCGCGTGGTCGCTTTATCGAACTTCGACGGCACCAATATATGGGTAAGTTACCGTAACAATCCACCGGCCGACGCGCATTTGACTGTGGAATCGACCATTGCGATTACCCGTTGCGCTATGAATGGGGGGACGGTCCTGCATAATGGAACATCTACTATAGCGAATACATATATTGCCGCCGGACGGGTTATCCAAGGTCTTAACGCTGGCGGGGTTGGGAATCTGGCTATGACGGGTGGCCTTTTGGAGTACAATAGCACGGATGTCTTAGTCTTCGCTTATGTGATGGGTGGCACATTAGACTTGAGCCGCGATGGACGAGCGAAGACTATTACGGAACTCGTAGTATTCCCTGGCGGCAAATTTCTGCCTAATGCCAACACAACGATTACAAATAACGCGCAGGGCT